CCCTCCCAAATCGTCAGGGTCATTTACAAAACCGCCTTCCCACTTTAGGATAAACGGTGCAAGTTTTCTTACGTCAGCCATACTATTCATTAATTATAATTATTCGATTTTATTTTCTTTGAATTCCGGCAGGATATATTGTATGTTGACCGCTGCTTCATGCAAGACCTTATGAAGTTCATCTTCATTCAAATCCGTTTCATCTGTAAACTCACAAAAGATATTTCCAACCCAATCTTGAGATGAATTAAGCCGTTTAATAGCCACGCTGTTGCATCCATTTGTTGATAATAGAGATTTGGCAACCTTATCCTTAACCTGGTTATCAATATCTGAGTAGAACATGAAAAGATTCTTTGCGAGATTTTCTGCAAAAACGGCCACTTCACTCATGGGAAGTGATTGGATGTTTTCACGCATTCCGGCTATACCTTTTCGTTTTACCTCGAACTGCACCGAAAGAAAAGCTATATGCCCCAAAGGATGGGGTTGTACGATATATACCCTGTCTGCTTTCGTTTCATAAAGTACACGCCACAGCTCACCGAACACCTTGGCGGAGTTCTCACTGCGGTGGTAACTTCTTTTTTCCTCCTCTTTTTTAAAATATTCCACTTTTAAATCAGTCAGTTTGTTTTTAGTATACTGATTATAGGCGAAATAAGCTGCCAGCAATGTTCCGGCAGCACTAATAATGTTTGCAATATCTATTTCCATCACATTCACCGTTTAATTGTTATATGATAAATTATTCATCCTGTTTCTTTATTCTTTAGCTACTATGTTTTTTGAGAAAGCTGGCAGTTTTTCCAAAAAATGTATTGTCAATATGGTTTGTTTTACTATTTTTGTCAATTGTCTTTTAGGACTGTGACGGTTCATCCATGATCCTTCCGCCATATTGAAAGTCCTATAAAGAAAATGTGGATCTATATTTACCAAATTGTTTAATCTTACTGTCCTGTTATCATTAGTCAGTATGATTTGATTATCCCGGTTGTCTGAGAAGATTGCCGGGATTTTTATATATATGCAAAATAAATCCATATCCATATTGCTTACTATTCATATTTCACTATCTTTGTCAAGACTTTGTTAACCTGATTCTTTCAAAACTAGTATTGGACTTAACTTCCCCCCGTCAGACTGTGAAGCCAGACGGGGGATTCCATTATTCGACAGATAGACAATAAAAAAAGAGCCTGATGACAATATTTATTGCCATCAAGCTCCTGGTTACACTGCAAAGATAGTGAAAACTATTCCATATTCAATCCATATTGAAAAAAATAATCAGGAGCAATATTTCGATTATCCGAAGAATTTAAAGAGTCACAATATTAATAGAAAACAAATAGGATTCATGAAATCTACCGGTTGTCTATAAAATCAGATGTTCTTAAGCCTTTATCGGGAAACATCTTTACTTTTTTCCTTTTCCTTTGAACATTTTTCAAGTCACGCACAATGGTGCTGGAAAGTACCTCCGAATAAATCTGTGTGGTCTTTACGGAAGTATGTCCGAGCAGTTTCTGCACAGTGGTAATAGCCACCCCCTGATGAACCAGCAGGGTGGCACAAGTATGACGACTTGTATGGTAGGTAAATTTCTTGCTGATATGCGCCATCCTTCCCAATTTCTGCAATGTCCGATTAGTGTCCGAATTGCAACCTAATGCAGCCAGTTGTTCGATGCTGTCGTATTTCCGCATTATACCCAGAGCCTTCCCGTTAAACAGCAGATATAGCGGAATATTGAGTTTTACGCCTGTTTTGATGCTATTCATAACTAGCCATTCCTTTCCATCAACTGTTACGAGATTTTTATAAGTCAATTGCTTGAAATCAGAGAATCTCAATCCGCAATAGCAGCAGAAGAGAAATGCGTCCAGTATGTGCCGGCTGTTGTTCTTCCTGTCCGGCAGTTCAAGATTCTCCAGCTTCTCCAAGTCTGCGGGCATCAAGAAGTTATGTTCCTTCTTCTCTTTCTTGATCTTGAACTTACGGAAAGGGTATGCCTCCTGTAATATATAACCTTCGTTTATTGCTTCGTTGACCAAGGTACGCAGTATTCTCATGTGTTTTCCGACTGTGTTTACTTTCAGATTCTTGTTTCGCAAAAATGCGTCAAACTCTTTCAAAAACGTATAATTTATATCAGTAAACTCTATCACGTTCCGGAATTCCTTCAAAGTGGCTACCGTGCCCAGCATGTTATCCTTGGTTCCCGGTTTCCTATCTGAATTCTCTATCGTTTGTATCGCAAACTTTAAAAACGACACAACTGGTTTAATTCCCTTTTTTACAGCCTCCTTTAACGTGGAAAGGTTTGATTCAAGCCCTCTTTTCCAATAGCTAAGTTCTATAGCCTGCAACTCCAGTATTTTTTCGTATAGCATTGCGTTAAGTTCATTTGACTGCGGATGGTTGATAACTTGGGCACCATCCTTGCTCCAACACTCCGGCTTGAGATAGATGTTTGTTTTAAAATATGATTTCCGCTGGTTAAGATAGGCTTCAATCTGTACTAATGCGGTTCCCTGTCGATTTAGTCTGTTTTGTCGGTTATAAACCAAACGGTATCTGATCTTCTCTAACATACTCAACTTTTTGTTTTAAAGTTAAAAAAATCTTCTGTATTTACAAAATAAACCACAAAAAATGCTTCTGGGAGGACTGCTACAGGTTTCTTCAGTTGGAGAAATTGATTTAAAACCTAATATTAATGTAAGCATGAAGTTGCGAGAAGGTATATACGCATTTTACGATAACTATGCGATCTCTGGCTTCATTCTAACAGTTGCAGACAATATTTATACTAATAGAAGTAAGATTATTGCAGGTGAAAAATCAGCCAGTTTATCTATTGAGTTTGGTTCAAATGGTGTAACTTTTCAGTCTAATGCTGCCCGGAAACTTCATTATAGGCTATTAGCATATTATAAGTAATTTGTCGTATCGGGTGGCACCGGCTTGTACCGGACCACCCGTTTTTTAATCATGTCAAAGATACGGTTTGCCAATTACCCCAACTGCTACTAAACCATTTCACTCGATATTTATAAATATCTCCGCTATAATTATATAGATTCTGAATACAACAGATATTAGGTTTGCCGATTACAACTAATACACAATTACGGACATATTCTAATTTTGATTTTTGTGATAGTAAGTATATTCCGCTATAATTCATCTGATCTAATTCGTCTTGAGATTCTATTTCTTTCTCATCTCTGAACCTTAACCACGTATCATTTATCCCCAACAGTCCTCCCAGAAGTACAAAATTCCTATACCTGTGTCAAATCTATTTTAGCCCATCCAAAATTGGTATGGTTAAGTTGTCTCACATACAATTTAAACCCATCTGAAACAGAATAAAAAGCGAACTGGATTTTATATGAATTCCCAATGACAAATAGCGGTCCCCAACTTTGGGTAAATGGAGCATTGGAAATGTCACCAAATATTTCATACCAACCATTGTCTACGGCTAGATTTGCATCACTAACTCTCCCTCTATACATGAATGGAAACAGCTTCAAATTAGTGAAAAGTTCTCCCAGTTTTGATGCAAGCGACTGCATCGTCATTTTTGCCGCATCCCCGCTACTTTGTAAAACTCTTACATTTGCGGCATCCGTCACTGTCGGAAGTTCATTTTCATACACGTCATTTCCTGTTGCAGCAGCGGCGGCAAATGTTGAAGTTTCAGACAAAGCCATAACCATTCTTGTGGAAACCATATCCACCATTTCATCTACTGTCACATTTTGTTCGTTGCCGTCTTTATCCACAGCTTTAAAGCCAACTATATTTTCTAAATTCAAATCACTCATAATATCCAAATTTTATAAAGTTCTTATATAAGTTTTCCAATCTTTTTGATGCTCCTTGTAAATACGCTTTCTATGCTTCAACTTGTAACGAGTAAAGGAATCATCCGTATAGTTTTTCAAGTAATCAGGATTGCCCTGATTGGCGTATGCGGCGATTTCATACGGAATGGTATAATATGCCGAACTCGCAGGATGGCAGATAGGGTTTCCCTTGATCCACTCGACAAAATACCGCCAATAGTATTTTACCCATGAGCCGATAACCTGTGCCTGACGCAAGTGTATGGTTTCGTGCGTCAAGCTTTCCTTACCCGCATAGGTCTGCATATACCTATCTATGTTCTCCTTGTTCTCGGCACGGTATATCATCCGTCCGCACCACATCATGAAACGGTATCCCTTGAAAGGATAATGCTTCATGGCAAGCAGCTCAGGAGTGTCAAAATCACCCGGCTTGCTTGAGAACAGCATCTTGATTAATTGCCATAATTCTTTCATAGCGTTTCTATTTCAGATTCAAGTTCAGCGATATGGTTGTCTATACACGTGTTCACCTCGTCATTAAAGTTTGCTATATCCAGTTCCACACATCCGGCACTTGACCGGGCGCTGCTGTAGATACGGACATAGCCTCCGTTATTCAACGTTTCCTTAGCCAGCTTCAGTTTCGCCAGTTCGTCATTAATTCGGCTGGCGCGTTCCAAATTCTCAATCTTCATGTTGTTCCTCCTTCTTTTTATCCAGATAATCATTCAACGAATCGGCCAGCAAGCCGGACAACATAGGGGTAGAACGTCTTATGATATCCACCTCCTCTTCGTCAAGTTCCACACCATCTACAGTCGACTTGAAGATTTTCTCCGCAAGGAGATGCGCCTTCAAACCCGCTACGTTCTTGTATATCCAGTCACCGAAGGCTTCAGTGATGTTGTTGGCTATCAGTTTTTCTTTCTTAATCCCGTCGTAAATAGGAAATTGTGCAAAATTTATTCTCATACTTTAATATTTTAAATGTTATAAATCCACCCAGGTACTTCCTCCATTCGTTGACTTGCGAATTCCGTTTCGCCCGACTGAAAAAATATAACTTCCACATCTTACATACAGAGCATCATTCGCTGTTGAAACATCCCCGGTTGATGATACAGTTATACTTCCACTTCTAATTACTGTATCCAAAATACCTTGGTATAAATGTCCGTCTATTGACTGGAACCGTTCGTATTTCATTTCAAATTTGTCGTATTGCAGCAACAAATTATCAACATTTACAGCCGACATATTAGTGCTGCCGATAAAATTATTACCGATATTGAATCCGCCAATTGTCCCCTTTGTCGCTATGATAGTCCCGGTGATATTCGCTTTCTGACAAAGAATCTCTCCGGTCTTTGTGTCCATCCTCAGATTAGGCTGGCCGTTAGTGCTGTCCTGTGACTGCATGATACCGTAAGGTGCCCCGTCCGATGTGTATCCGTTCAACTTGAACATAAATCCGGCTATGTTCGCCTTATCAGCAAGGAATATGTCGGTTACCAGACTTTTGTATTTCTGCATGGCTTCCCAGTTGGAATCTCCGTTAGCGGATGTAGGAGCCGCTGATACAGAACTTCCATAGTTGCGCACAAGAAAATTGTAATAAACTTCACCTATTTTGTGAATGATCTTGTCACGCTGTTTTGCATTCCATACGTATGTCTGTCCGGAAGCCCATACACCTCTGTCATAAGGGAACGCACCCGTAGCTCCTGTTGCTCCTATGGAACCATCATTTGCAACACCCACACCCTTCTCGGCCACATAATTGTCATTCCAAGCAGCAGCATCGGAAGCTGATTTATAAGCCCGGACGGCAAACTGGGTGTATCCGGCTGTCGCTGGAACGGATATCTGATTGCTTAGGGTAGCACCTACATGAGCCAGCCAGCTTCCGTTATATTTGCGTGCAGCAAGATAGAACCTGTTCGTATCGCTCACATTACCGCCTACATTCTGTTTCATGGTAACGACAAACGCTGACGGTGACGGTGTGCCCGTACTGGTAAAGTTTATTGTGCTTACCGGGCTGTCAAGCCAATACGA